AAGATCACCCTTTGACCATTTGCGCGCATTTTCCCGGTCCATGTGGACATAGAGCATGTCGGCGGGATCGGTCTTGACGGTGTGGGTGATCCAGTTCAGGCCCATGACCGTTTTGCCTGTCCGCGCGGGGCCGACAAAGATCATTCCCTGAAACTCAAGCGAGGTCAGAACGTCCTGCGGCAGCTTCAGGTATGGAGTCGTGGAAAGCAGCCAAGGCTTGCTGCCGCCAGCGCTGCCAATGCGCGTGAATTCTTCTGCGGCCTCGGTGACGGTCATCCGACCGGCGGGCCGCATCTCATCGAAGGCCGCGGCAAAAACATCCTCAAGCGTGCGGTACTTTGCCCGCGCCGCCAGTTCTTTGATTGTCAGCGGACGTATTGTCCGCAGCGCCTCACTCTTCGTCTTCAGCGTTCGGTCGATCTGCGTCATTCGGCACTCTGCCGCTGGCGTCCAGTTCGCTCTGAATGTGAGCAGTCATGGACAAGGTTTCACGCGGCATCTCGATTAAGATCTTGCGTAGGTTCAGAACGAGACGGTTCTGCGCGTCGATAAGAGCGGCGTATTGTTTGTCGGTCAGAATCTCCTTTTCAGGCAATTCCTCGACCCACATCTTGCAGGTTTCTTTGATTGCCATGTTTGCTCGACCAAGCAGCACAAGCAGGTCATCCGTGTGCCAAAGATCGTTGGAATCGAGCATCACCCGGTTGCGCTGCGCCGCTGAGTCCCACCACATCTTGTTGACATAGGGGGGTAAGCTGGCGGCGTTCTGTTGGGCGAACCAGTCTTCGATGCTGCCCCGCGGCGGCACCAGATAGGACATGGCGTCCATGAACTCGTACAGCGGCTTCTGCTTGCCAGAGACCAGGTGCCAGGAATGAACCGGGCACTTTTCGAGGCGCTTCTCGATCTGCTTTGGCTGGCGGCCCATGACGGCGGCCAAGAATGTGATGCCGACCGGCTTGCGGAACTCGCTGTAATGCGGCGTCTTGTTATCGGTGAGGCCCAGTCTCGCCTGCTCTGCAGCCAACTCTTCGGTGTCGCGCTCAAGCATCGCCTCGCGCGACGGGCGCCCGCGGGCGCGCTTCGACTTCGACGGCTTCTTCGGAGGCTCATCGCCCAAGAGGTCATTGAAGTCAGGCATTGCTGTCTCGCATCCACGCCTCAACCTCGCTCTGCAGCCACACCGCCACCTTGTGCGATCGGCGCTGCTGCTTGGGAAAACGGTTATCGTTCACTCGCCGGTAGATCTCGCTCTTGGACAGACTCGTGATCTGAACCACTTGTTTCAGGCGCAAAAATCGGTCGTTTGTCAGTTCAGCCATGGTGATCGGTTCCTGTGCGTCCCGATCAGGTCTATCACGTTTCGCGTGACACTCAACAGAAAACACACTAGACGTGATTCTGGTTGGACGCGACGTTGTAAAGGGCTGCTGCCGCTCGACCGCAAGACGGTCTGGAAGAAGTTCGTACCGCGCCGACCTTCGGAGGTGCTTCACCGGGCCTGCCACAGCAGGTTGGGAAAAGCGGTATCACGGGCGCAGAAGCACCTCCGACACGATCACTCGCCGCAGAACTCCAGCACCCCGGCCGCAGCCTCGTGAAATCCGTTCATTTCAAACCTGGCCGTCAGCCGCAGATCGCTCACCGTTTCCACGCCGAGAATAACCGTGGCAGACCGAGCAGCGGCATCCTGAAGTTCGGTCAATACTCGGCGGCTATCGGAATCATAGAAATAAGTCATTTCATTGCGCGCACCAATCACGTCAGCTTCCAGTGTGATTGTCGGGTTTTCCCCGGCTCGCATCAGCACATCGGCCGACATTGACTGATAGGTCGGAACAACACTTTCTTCCCAAATCACGCCTGAATAAAACCCTGATGGAGAACAGCCAATGAAAAGCGCAATTGTGTCGCCATAACGACTACGGTCATACGGTGAAAAGCTCATGGCAATTCTAGTTTCGGCATCCGTAAACTCGTCTTTGGACACATTGTAAATCCACTCTTCCGCAGAAGCCGAAGTTCCCAAGACGCAGATAAGAAATGTTGCTATCGTTTTCATGTAATCACATCAACAAGCTATTGAAGCTCAATTTATCCTCTTTTGCATTTCTTTCAAGTAGGTCACTATACCACTGCATCATTTCACGCCGTTGATCCATCCATTGCGCAGCATTGTATGCTGATCGCACTTGGTCTTTGGGAACGTGAGCAAGCTGTCGCTCGATCCAGTCTGAATTCCACTTTCCGCTTTCGTTCAGGATCGTTGACGCAGTTCCCCGAAAACCATGGACGGTTGCTGTTCGATGATACCCCATGTTGCGCAGCGCATAAAGCAGGGTGTTTTCGGAGACCGGCTTACGGTTGCTGTCGCGACCCGGAAGCAGCCACGGCGTGTGGCCGGTCAGCTCCCGCAGTTGCGCCAGCAGTTCCTGCACCTGGCGGCTTAGGGGGATCAGGTGCGTCTTGCCCATCTTCATCCGATCCCCCTCGATGCGCCACACGTCACCGTCGATCTCTGACCAGGTGGCATAGCGGATCTCGTTCGTTCGCACGAAGGTGTGCATCACGATCGCGAGGCCAAGCTTTGTCGTCTCATCGCCGTCATAGGCGCGCAGGCGGCGAAAGAACTCAGGCAGATCGCTCTCAGCCAGGGCTGCCCGGTGCTCGCGCTTCGGCAGTGGCTTCAGCGCGCTCATCAGGTTCTCAGCCGGGTTGCTGGAAGCATGCCCCTCTGAGATCGCAAAGCGATAGATGGTGCTGACCATCTGGCAGATGCGCTTGGCCGTGTAGATAGCATCCCGTTCCTCGATCTCCCGCAGCAGCTTCAGGATCTCCTGTGGCTGGACCTCGCTAACCACCCGGTCACCAAGACTGGTCAAAATGTCCTGCTCGATCCGGCGCCAGAAGCGCTCCGAATAGGATGACTTCCACTTGGAGCGGTTTGCAGCGAACCAGTCTCGCGCCACCTTCTCAAATGTTATGTTATAACGTTGCATAGGGTCACGGCCGGCGGCGACTTCCGCCTTCATGCGGTCGCGTTCCTCACGGGCTTCCACCAGCTTCACACCTGGGTATCGGCCGAGGGATGCTGTCTTGCGCTTGCCTTGGAAGGCATAGTCCAGGCGCCAGGTCTTCGTGCCGCTGGGGCTGACGAAGAGATAGAGCCCGCCGCTGTCGCTCAGCTTGCGGGGCTTCTCGGCGGGCTTGGCCGCACGGCAGGCGGCATCGGTAAGGCTCATGGGCGGCTCACGGTATAAATTTGCGTCTACCGTGAGATTTACCGTCATCGGGGTGGGAAACAAGGGGTCTGACTGGGACGCATGGCATCCGGAAGCCCCTTATTTTGTTGGATCTCGGGAGCACTTGGACCCATTGAGACCCTAATTTGGTGCGGTCGAGAAGACTCGAACTTCCACGGGTGTTACCCCACAGCGACCTCAACGCTGCGCGTCTACCATTCCGCCACGACCGCACTGTCTGGGCTGGTGACGCG